TTAAAGACTTCTTCTTGTGCTTAATTTCAAGTTCATCTTTGCCCATGCATTTCTTATTATTTTATTTGCCGGCATCTCAATTAATTTAAATGATATAATAGAGAAAAATATAGAAATACCCAGACAGCAAACTATATAAAATATAACATCACGTACATCATTTTTGTTTGGTTGCATTATTTCCATTAGCTTAGAAATTATGATCCAGTGGAACATGTAAAATGAGAAGGATGCCTCTCCTAATAGAATTAGATATCTGTTAGATAAAAATTTAGAAATCACCCCGCCATCAAATGCAAACGCTATTACTATCATAGCCATACATGGGATATAAAGAAGATCATATTTTATATTCATGTACGAAACATAATTTGTTGCTACATATACGGTAAACGCCAAAAAAAACAGAGAGCCAATCTCCATGGCACTACATATCGCAGGTTTTATATTTACTTTTTTAGCAAGAAACACTCTACTGATTAATACACCAATAATAAAATCGCCAATCCTGAAAAATGGATTTATATAAAACAGCCAGTGTGATGAAATATTAACTGGTGGGTTCAATAAAAAAAATAAATTAACAATAACAATTACCAAAAGAGTACTTGTTAGATATCGTGACTTAAACTTTACAAGAAGACAAAAAGATAAATAAAAAAACATCTCACACGAGATACTCCATGATACGGGGTTAAAAGAAAAATAGTAATCTGAGATAGGGATAAATGATTGAACCAATAGCGCATTATATATTAATGACTCTTTATTTATAGCCTCAAAGTTTTTTGTATAGCCAAATATAAAAAGGACACATATCAATGATATAATATGAACAGGAAATAATCTCGCGAGTCTGTAAACTATGAAGTCCTTGTTGCTAAATTTACCTTCTTCCATATGCTTACTAAAGCTGTAATTAATAATAAATCCGGAAAGAATATAGAAGAAAGTAACCCCTATATAACCATTAAAAAAGTATTTTGCCGCAACATTGAACTGCGAGATCGAAGACTGAGACAAAATGCCTAGATGGCTAACAAATACACCAAGAGCCGCAAGCATTCGAAGTGATGTAAGGCTATGAATAATTTTGTTTTTCTGAGTCATAACACTGCCAATATCATTAATGATCTTGGCAGGTTAGTTTCATCTATGAGCTATGTCAATACTTGTAAATTCAAAACTCCTGAACATCTGCGTTACCAGAGATGTTCCAGATTGATTTCGGAGACCCATTTACCCCTATCATCCTTACCTTCAACTTAGAACCGCTTGCTCTTGGTACGGTTAAATTTGCAGCAGATGGATTTATAGCCCAATCTCCACCATTTAATATGACACTCATTTCAACTACGCCACCATTATCAATATCTATTATAGGTGTTTGCATTACCGGGCTTTGTTGATCAATTGGCAGAAAGCCATTGACAATAATAGATGGTCTGAATGATGGGTTTCCCTGAACGCTAACACGCAGTTGCCCACCCTTAACAAATTCTGTTGCACAAGTATTCATGACAATGCAATAAGGATTTACAAAATCAAATGCATAGCAAATTGACTCCCCATCCATTGGCGTGCAGTTTTCAGCAGTACAATTGGTCATGGTGGTATATTGCATTCCTGACATTCTAAATGACAACTGGTAACCGTTAACCTGAACAAGGCGCATATCCATAGAAGTGCCTATTACTTTTATTTGACCATCCCTAAAATCTTCAAATAAAACTCCAGCATATCCTTTCCCTGGATATTGTGGGAAACCGACCATTTCCATTACGCCAGAGAACGGCACATAAGAGAAGCATCCGATATAAGCACATTCAAAAATTGACTGTCTGATAACTGGTGCTGCTGATTTTCCTAAAAACAGTCCGTAATAATTTCTATAAGAATCTACGTTTTCTTGTGTTAAGCCAAGCCTTCTAAACATGCAGTTTTCAACTCTACCGTTAACACAAAATGAACTCATTGAGTTATCTGTTAGATCCCATTGCTTTGGTATAAAAGCACATAATGCATCCACCTGAAGAATTACTTCTCCATTTTTTGTGAGATCTATTTTGTCATTTGTTGTTTTATAAAAAACTGTCGCTTCAGCCTTTCCCTGTCCTCTAATTCCCATATTGTCATAAATTGGGATTGTTTTTGATGTATTTATGTTTCCAGCAGGAGCCTCTAGAATGCATTTGTTTGAGCGGGCAAAGTTAGTTGCAAGAGTTATAGCTGTTGCGTTATCTGTGACTCCGTCAGGTTTCACCCCCCAAAATTGCATGTCGTAAGTGGTAAAATTAATTCGTCTCCATACCATCGTTCCAGTTTCTGGCTTGATTACAATTCCACCATCATCAGCCCATGCCTGAATGTTATCAACAGACTCGAAAAAGCCGCCACCAAGGTGGTTTTCAGCATGTGTAGTGCTAGCTGCTGATGCTACGTATACAATCTGCCCTGCCTCCTCCGGAACACAGGAGCGAAGCTCTGAAAGATTGAGAAAGCGGCCAATAGCGTTAAATCCTGTTTTATCAATTAATGAATCATGTGTAGCTTTCAAGATCTCCAGCTCAATCTTTACGGTTGTGCCTCCATAACCAACCAGAGATGCGCCATCAGGGCCAGAAAGCTCAGCCCTTAACTGGTCTGGAGAATATTTCAGTAGATCAGGATAATAGAATTGTTGTGCGCCATACGCATCATATACAGCCATGGAGTGATTCTGTACAGTTACGAACTTGGCAATCTGTCCGTTATATACCGGATATCCAGCAGCGTTAATGATGATTGGTTGCGAAACAGGAACATGAGAACCGTCTTCGTTCTCCACATAAACCTGAATCTGGTTTTCTTGATTTACGGGGTCCGCGTCAATTTTACCGATATAAATTTTGCCATTGGCAACCGCTTTAAAAGAACGCGCCATAGTGAAGAGTTGCGAAGGCATGCTAACTACAACATTGGCTGTAATGTCTGTCATTTAATTTGCTCCGGACGTAGCAATGCCGAACAAGATGCAACTTGCCCAGCATTGCACTAATGTCAGTTATGATTTGTTAATTATGAGATGAGTCTATGCAAAGAGATCTGTTGAATATTGCGCTCTATATATTTGGTTTTTGCACGTTCCTGGTGTTTGCGAAGCTATTCTGACAACGCATCAGACTTGGCACCCTGAGTAAGGGCGTTAATGGCCTTTTGCGCCTGCCGCATGGCTTTCTCAAACGCTGTTGATCCGCGTGGGGTGTTTGCCATTCGGAGCATTGCATTTCTGAATGGCTCGCTCTCATAGGCGCGAGTAAGAAGTCCGTAGCTTACTGCTGCGCCAGTTGTCGCCGGGTTCATTGCCGTCCCATACCCAATAATGAACGGGATAGTTTGCTGCCCTGTGGGTGTTGTTACTGCCGCTTTTGCAGCCTGCTGCGTGGATTGCAGGTAGTTTTTTAATCCTTTCAGATAAGCAGCGTCCTGCCCCTTAAATGTGATGCCAGTCTGGTTTTGCAGGATGTTAAGCTGCCGAAGGAACTGGTCAGGGGATCCGCCAGATTTCTCCATCGCCTTTCCAATGATGCCATTGCGCATTTGCGCCCTGCCAACACGACCAACTGAGTTATACAGCGTCTTAATTTCCGATTTGTTCTTGCTGAATAGCATGTTGTTGACAACTTCCGGCGTCAGGTCTCCTTTCATGAGAACATTCTTCAGCCTGGTATTCTTTAGTTTCGCCGCTTCGTCAGCGTAGACGGCATTGGCCTGCTGATATTTACGGAGAGTATCGTTGCCAAGATTCTGACCAATGGCACCATTGATATCGTCGGTCATCGCCTTGTAAACACGTTGAATGGCGGCATCGGAACGGTTTGGTAAGACTGGTCGCTCCCCCTTCACGTCCATTCTGAACTGGCTGCGCAGATCGCTTAATTGCTTCAAATCCAGATTAACCGGACCATCAGGGCCAGCATTGCGAACAAGCTCATCACGATATGACTGAAGTTTTGAAATTGTCTCGTTATCAGCTACCTTACCAAGCTTCTGCAGATTAGATATTTCTGTATCAATCTGCTGAATTGCTCGCGCAGGCTGAATGTTTACTCCAGCCATAGCATTCTGAACCTGCTCCAGTCGATTACCGGCGGCACGACGAATTCCTGATGTTTTCGCTTTAAGGCTGTCAATAACAACAGATGGATCATACTCACCGAATTTATCAGCAAATCTCTGCACCAACTGGCTTCTCGCTTCCTGTTGCGTTGCTCTCATTCCGCTTGTGCCAGCCAGAGGGATATTTTCTGCTGTAGTCTGCGCCATTTTTCCGACGCGGGAAGTGGGTTGTAACAGGTCTGTGGTGTGCAGAGGAACGCCTTCACGCTCTGCAAATCTGATAGCTTGCTGTGCTTCTGGCGCAATAGCACCACGAACTCCACGATAAGCAGCACCTAATCCACGTCCGGCAGCGTTAATAGCACCGCCAGCCAGCACACCAACGCCTAAATCGGTGGCGAGTGCTTCCGCATCATCTTTCGCACTATTTGCAGCAAGTGATCCAACTGCGTTTTCTGCTAGAAGGCGAGTTGCCCCCTGAGCAATTCGACCAGCAAGTGTTGGTGCCTGTACCGCCGCTCTCTCAACGCCAGCAGGAGTGAGGTAAGGCAATGCTTCAGAAAATACCCTTCCCTCCGTCGTTTGTGGAGTCAGCGCACCTTGCTGAAGGCCAAAGTCCTGCTCTAATCCCTGCGTTGTTACTCGTGGTGCTGGTTGATATGTACCATCGCCAATACCGAGTTTACCGCCAGCCCAAGCCGCCGCGCTTGTTACAGCATCGGCAACTGATGCAGGTATGTTTGCCACGTTCACGCCAGCCTGCACCAGTCCACGACCAGTCTCTTTTACTGCTTCACCAAGATCAGACATAAATCCACTTTGCTGTGGTTGTTGCTGTGCTACTGGTTGTTGTGTCTCCACTGGCTGCACAGATGGCAATGGATAGGCAGCATAGAAAGCTTGCTTAGCCTGCTCTGCATTTTCTCCGGCTTGCGGGGCCACGACTTCATTGAAGTATTGCTCCTGAGCCTGCGCTTTTTGTTCTGGTGCTAACGCCTGATACTGTGGAGAGGCGATAACATCTTTCCATGCTTTAGCCATTAATCACCCCATAGTGAAGAAAAGTTACTGCCAGCAGGAGATTGTTGTCCTGGCGTATTCTGTACTGGCTCCTGATAATCAAACTGTTTTTTAACAGTGCTCAACTTGCTTTCAAGCTGATTTCTAATCTTTCCGATAGAGTCACGAAAAGCCTTTTCGCTCATTTTGGGGCTTAGGGCACCAACCGCATCGGATAATTTTTTACCCTCAGCATCTGAAAGAGCCCCCATACCCTTAAGGGACTGCACCATAGGAAGGAAAGTTTGAGCTTTAAAGGTGTCGAGCCTTGCTTCAAAGTTAGCCGCATCAGAGCCAGGAACTGTTGGAAACGCTGAGCGAATTCCTACTGCTTTTGAAAGGCCGGGGCTTTGCTCTATCTCGTTGAGAGAATCAAGCGCTGTGCTGAACGTATCAACTGCACCCTGAGCGGCGGCCTGCCTGTCAGCGCGGGCTATGTCAGCCTTTTGCCGAACATCTGCCTGTTTCTGTTTTAGCTCTTCAAGCTTTAACTGATTGCTTTCTCTGGCTATCTGTCTGTCCAGAGCCTTTTCTTGTAATTCTGCTCTTTGTATTTCGCGGGAAAGAGCAGCATTCTGTGCGCTGATGTTCTGTCCACGTATCTGGATGTCCTGACCACGCGCTGTTAGTGCTTCTCCTGCCTGATTGCTGCGGATTGTCTCTGCCAGTCTGCCTCGGTCAATCTCACGACCAGCCATCTTGTCCTGAACATTGAAGTAGTCAATCGGACCGAGAGCCGCCATCCCAAGGTGATCAACAAACTCACCAAATCCTGAAGGGTTCTGCTGATACATCTGAGCAACGCTGTTAGGGTCAACACCGACGCGAGTCAGTTCCTTGGCGTTGTTTTGCAGCCATGATTGCATCGCTTCTGGAGATGATGACGCAAGGCGAGCGCCAGCCGCTAATGTGCCGATAGAACTGCGCTGGTCTTCATCAATGAATCCCATGCCTTTACGAACGGATTCAATCTGGTCTGGATATTGAGTAGCCAACTGACGCAAAGCACCGCGATCACCAGACGCATAAGCATTAGCGTACGCCTGCTGAAATTCTTTCTGCCGCTGAGCCTGCTTTTCCTGCTGAAACACCCCTGCAATGCCTGAAAGGCCTTGCAAAGCAGTAAGCCCAACATTGTTAGCGCCTGAACGCTCAATATCATTGTTCTGCCTGATAAGCTGAAGCGTATTGCCGATGTCATTTACACTCGGAGCGTTTGAGTTGACGCCGCCGATACCAGCTAACAATCCGCCATTTGATCCTTGCCAAGTAGCCATGATTACCCCTTAAAACAACGAGCTAAGCAATCCGATACCAGCACCAATGCCAGCGCCCCAAGGTGTTGATGTTCCCAAAAGGCTGGCAAGACCTGCACCGGCAATCGCACCAGACGTTCCGCCACTAATTGCTGTCTGAAGCCTTGATGGTTTGTTGGCATTAGCAGCGGCAAGAGCTGCGCTTTGCTGTGCAATGCTGCTCATGTTGTTGGCGTACGTCTGCCCGGCGTTTGCCTGACCTTGCAGCGCACCAAGCCCAACGTTTGCCAGATTGTTGTAATTGCTCATCTGGTTTGATAACCAAGACTGACCGAGTGTCGGCGCGATCGTAGCCAGTTGATTGCTTGTGGCTGTCGAACCAAGTCCACCCGTCGCCTCCGCAGCAGCAAGACTCTGGTAACGCGCCTGACCTGCAAGGTCTTTATACTGCTGAGAGTTGTAATACTGATTAAGTGCCTGCCCCTGACCTTCTAAACTGGAAAGATTCTGCAACTGGTTAACATACTGCTCCGCAAGAGGCGTGAACGGAGCAAGGTTTTTCATGATCGTCTGCCACTGCTGATTTTGCAGGTCTGCTGCATACTTCTGAGCTTCTGCGGCATACTTTGCGCTTTTATCAGAACTGCCACCTTTCCCACCCTTTTCAGGGCAATAAGGTTCCTCGCCGCGCAGTTTTCTGCCCAGCTTAAATGCATATAACATGGCTATCTCCCGTGATTCAGGAAGTCGATTAGTTCTTCGCGTGTGGCGCTGTAAAACGTCACGTCATCCACGCCTTTGAAGTATTTCTTGATGGTTCCTACACGCTTAAGGCCAATCATTGCGCAGTACATCTGCCCGTGGCGGAATTTGCGTGCAGCGAACGATGTGACGCACTGAACGGTGGTGTTAGTCAGAATGTATCGCCAGAACGCCAGCCCGATTTCCTTGCTGAAGCCGCGAATCTCTGGCAGGTACATGGCGTGGCAATCGAATGTCAGCGGCTGAATCTCCTGATAGTAAACAATGCCGCCGAACTGCCCGTGCACGTTCACCTCAAAGTAACGGCAATCAGGTTTGTAGTCGTATCCATCACCGTTGTTGCTCCCGGCGATAATGTCAGGGTGATTTCCTACTGCTTCGATCAGGTCGATGTTTCGCGTTGGTTTGAACTGAATCATCACTGCTCCGCGATTATCTTGATGGTTGTGGCAGTAAACGCCGCACCATTTGACTGAATGGTTAACGTGCTGCCATTTGTGGCAAGAAAGCCGTCTTTATCCACGCTGAAGAACGTAGCTAACAAGATGTTATCGGTTGTTGTCGCCGAGTTGCGACTTCTTACCAGCGTGTCAGGGACAGAACCGGAGAATGTTAGCTGCATTGACCTGTTGGTGGTTCCGCTGGGCCACGTCCCGACGATCGACAGCTTGAAGAACAAGGTTTTGTTCTCGTTGAACACAACCATCTTGTTGTTAACAGTGTCGAAGAATGGTGCCAACGTCCCGGATGACGGCGTGAGCGTTTTCAGCAGGCTAACAAGGTTGGTCGGCGCTGTCGGGATGGTTACAGATACGCCAGAGTAAACAACCTCTGACTTTTTGCGAGTAGTGGCATACTCCAGAGCATCAATGCGCGTTTCATGGTCTGAAAGCGTGTTTTGAATGGCGATAACTTCATCAGTCAGATAATCAATATCGTTTTCTGCTGTCGTTAATCGGGAATCAAGGCCGACTATCGCCGATTCTGCGTTAGTGATCCTTGTTTCGTGGTCCTGAATCTTCGCTTCAGCTGATGCCAGTCGAATTTCGTGATCGACCAGAATCACATCCTGCTCATCGTTCCTGACTTGTGCGTCATAAGCGCCCTGTCCGGCCTCGTTGGCCTTGTTCGCCACGTTACCAACATCAGTACCCTGTGCGATAACGTACAGCAGATATGACTGCGAGAAGATATTGCGTGGAAGGACTGATGTGTCGAGCCGCGTAGCCTGGATGATTATCGGCACATTGAGATTCGAATCCGCCATTACTCAATCCTTATCTGGCAGCCAGACAGAGTGACAGGTGACTTCGTGATAACGCGCAATTTGAAGCCGACATTTTTCCTGATGCGCCCTACTCGCTTCCACAAAACGCGTTTGTCGTAAACGAACGGTTCATTCTGCTCAATCATCTGCTCACGCCCGTAATTGATGCCGTCAGTGGTTGCAGAGAGAAAAAGGCGGTCAGCATACTGCGCAACGCCAGTTGACGATTCAACCTCAAGGTCGAACACTCTGGCGTTATCCGCTTTGAACAGTGGAGTAAACAGCAGGTGTTCCTGTTGAAGCCCATACTGACTGCTGATATCGAACTGCAATTTCCCGGTCACCGATTCCAGCTTATCGCCGCACGTTATCTGATTTCCTTCGTAAATGAAGTCGATAGCGCGGTACACATCGTCATACAAGCCTGTTTTCAGCACACACCATTGCGGACCATTGGCGCTTGAAGATGCGTCGTACACGAGAACATGGCGAGGAAGGTGGATAATCAGCAACTCATGAGCATCAAACCGCAACGATTCCATCACGCCATCAGCCAGTTCATCAGCAGTGTAGGAGCGTAGTATTTTCTCAATGCTCGCGCTGGCGATTGGTGATACCTGACCGGAGCCGATGATGTATACAGACGGCGCACCAGTTGCCGGATTGCTGATGAACGCATACGAATCAGCAAACGGCGTTTTGCAGTAAGTTCCGGCAATGCCTTTCTGCACCATCAGTGATGGCTGGGCGACATACAAAGCGGCACCAACGGTGGTTGCACCTGTCAGGGAGAAATATTCAATCGTCGATGAACCAAAGCAGACGATGAAGTCTCGCCATGTTCCGATGCCGATAATACCGTCAGGCTGAGACTCGGCACGATATTGTGCGCTGTATCGGTCAGGATGTGATTCGTCTTCAAGGTCAGTGATAAACCATGAATCAGTTCCGTCTTTTGACCACGCATAACGCCCACGTAAGCGCGTAATGTCGCGAACTGAACCTAACTCGTACTGTGTGAATCCGCTGTCAGTAGGCCAGTTTGAGACAGTTTTAACCGTGCCATCATAGCGATACTCGACCAGTTGACCATTAACGCCTACAGCCTGAGATGTCCGACCATGCGCCATTGATACACGACCACTTCCGGCAACATCACCGACTTCACTTTCGCCCTTATACAGCTTGCCACCACACACGCGATAAACAGCACTCTGCGCCATGTTGTACTCGACGCCGCGCGATATACCGTTCACATCAGAACGTTTTGCAATGCCCGGGAATGAGCGAAGATATCCGCTGCTGTTAAGGATTTCTTTTGGTGTAGCCAGCATATTCACTGGCAGATAGTCGATATAGTCGGCGTTCCGAAAGTCTTTGCCGACACCTTTCATAAGCGGAAGTTGCTGAATCGGCATTTATTCACCTCACGTACTCGGATCATCTTTCTCGATGTAAAACCGATTCCACGTAAACGCGCTTTTGTTACCACTACCGCGAGGCATGTCATTTCGCCGCTCAAGTGGTGGTATTTTGGTTAAAGCGATACAGATTGTCTGATATGCACTGTCAGCAGCGGTAAGGAGAGCGTCTGACGGCTGAATGACGTTATCCATGCACACTTGCACAGCGAGTTTCAAAGCGACGCCATCATTTGCCCATGCAGGGATACCTGAATCATCGTCAGGTAACGGCATGATGCCGTTTTCTGTATCAGCAAACTGATATCCAAGCTCGATACCTTTAGCCTGCCATGCTGCCATCATGTCTTCGAGGTCATTAATGGCATCTTCAATTGCCTGAGGGTCAGCATCTGTCAACGTGGCATTGGAATACAGCCCGGCTTTTCGTAAAGCCTTAAGAACGAGATCACCCTTCGTTTTCGCCATCTTCTTCCGCCTTAGCCACTTTATGCTTCGTTGCGGTTTCTTCAGGAGTTTTTACCCAGCCTTTTTTCAGGTGAGATTTAACTTCTTCGTCATCAACAATGATGTAATCGACAGCAAACTGACCACAGGTGATCATGTTGCCAGGCTTATAGAGCATTGTTCGTGCCATTGTCTTCTCCCAATAAAAATGGGGCCGAAGCCCCACCAAAATTACTGCCCGGCAATAACGATGCCCGTATATTCAGGAACAAGTACAGAGCAACCGTACAGGGTGGTGAAACGCGCAGTGGTTACACCTTTGATGTGGTCGAAGGCGTAAGACATGATCAGCGTAGCGCCCTGCTCGGTGGTTGCTGTCATTACCTGTGGACCCTGACCAGTTGGGAACGCCAGCTTGCCGTACATCAGTTCAACAGAACCATCAGCCCAGAACAGGTTAGCCGGTGCGGCATTTTTGTTGAGAATGGTGATTGCTGCGCTACTTGCCGCATTAGCATCAACGTTTGCATATGGTCGGCTGGCGACATCCGCGTTGTCAGGCGGCAGAATTTTCGGGGAGATAGTTACTGTCGTTCCGCTTACTGCCAGAACGCGGAATACCTGCGGCTGCCCGGTGGTATCTTTGGTGATCTGGTGTACAGAATTCACCCCTGCGATGGTAAACGCATCGCCAACCTGCAAACCTTCAGCAGATACCGTAATGGTCCCCTGTCGGTTATCCACTGGCATATCGTTAGCATCTTTCGCTTCAACCTTGTGCGCAGGTGCTGCTGCCAGCGTAATGGAAGTTGCTGTACCCTTCGGAACACGACCAGAAATATCGGTCTTGTAGCTATCGAAGGACGCAACCGGAGGGATTTGCGCTTTTTCGTATGCTGTCAGGGTTGCGCCCTGAGCATAGGCACGGTGACCAAGCTCGCCAGCAAGGTCTTTGTAGTTGAAGGGGTTCCAGAAAGAGCGACGGTTGATACCCTGAGGTACACCAATCGCCGTCATGGTGGCATCAATACCTGCCGCACAGTTCCACAAATCACGGCCCTGTGAACCTGTGGTTGAGTCAGCCATCGTGATCACGTTAGTAGCACGCTGCGTAACCATGGAAATCAGGTCAGAGTCAATCTGTGCAGCAAGGCGCATACCTGCGGCGCGACCAGCTTCAGTTTTATGTTCCGGGTCACGCATTTCACGCGCATCCAGAGTGTACAGAATGTTTTTCGGCTCCTTGAACACAGAAGGAACAAGGCGCTGAACCAGTGCTGTTGGCGTTTTGCCGCTGAGGTCTAGGCCTTCCTCAATGTTCATGTGGTAATGCTGCGGACGATACAGAACATCACCTGCTCGCTGCATTGCTGTATCACCGGGACGGAATTTTTTAGCGTTACGGGAAACTACGCAGGCGGCCTCAAAGCCTTCAACGTAGTTTTCGAACATGATTTCAAGGTCTTTTGCTAATTGGTTAGCCATGCTTAATGCTCCGATAGGTTATTTTTTTGCCTTTTTAGCGGCGAAATACGGCGTCCAGTCACCAGTTTCCAGCGCCCTGGCTTTCAGTTTGTCGAGGTTGTTGATTACTGCGCCGTTGCTCCCCTTAACTGTCGGGGTTGTGGCTGCCGTGGTTTTTGCTTTTGGCATGATTCTGGCCTTCGATTCGATACGTTCCAGCAGACGACCAATTGCTACGGGGTTGGTAGCTTCTGCCAGTTGCTTGCGCAGTTCAGCGTTGCGACCGAGTGCCAGAACAACGATTTCCGGCTTCTCTGACTCAAACAAGATCGCGTTTTGTGTCTCGATGGGGATTTCCTCGAGTACGGCCTGCTCAGCTTCCTGATAGCCAGGAACTTTGAGAGCCTTAACACGTTGCTGATATTTGGATAATCGCTCTTGATAGGCAGCCTGAAGCTCCCGCTCCTTCTGCTTGCGAGCCATCTCCTGTTGCTGGTACTTGCCGTTATCCTCTGCCCACTTAGCCATGCGTTGCTGGTAGATTTCTTCATCGAAACCGATGTCCTCATCATCCAGTTTTGGCATTCGCGGTGGTTGAGTGATTACCGGCTGCTGCTCGACGGGTTTCTGAGACTGACGCATCAGCTCTTTCAGCTCACGGTCTTTCTCTTTAATCGTCTTGCGCAGGTGTTTTACCAGTCCATGCTCTGCGCCATCTTCGCTGGTTGGCGAATCCAGCTTTTCGTCACCAAAGTAGAATTCCTGTTCTGATTCGTCGTCATCAGTTTCAGTAGCTTCCTCTACATCATTGCCGGATGACTCACTGCCATCTTCTGTTTCGACTTCTTCAGCCAGTTCGACATCATCAGGAATCTGCTCTGACGCGTCGGTTTCGATTTCAACTTCTGGTGTGTTTTCTGCCATCTGGTCCATTTGTTACCCCTGTTTACTCGATGTTCAGCCCATCGGAAGGCAATAGGGTGCCAGGCCTCATAAAGACAGCCATTGCACGTTATGGGTTAATTACTGCTGTGGTTGTTGCTGAGTTGATTTTTGCAGGATGCTGCTGATGTCCATGCGCTGCGCATGGCCCTGTGCCTGACTTTTCAGGACAAGCTCTGCATCAGCACGGGCATTGTCTCCTTGCTGTTGCTGGAACTGTCCGAGCAGTTTCAGAGCCTCGCGGATATCAGATTTCTGCTGGCTATCAGCAGATGCGAGGATTTTCACAACGTTTGCCGCTGCAACCTGAGCATCAGTCTGTGCCTGGAATGCTTTAACCTGAATGGCTGCCTGCTCGTTCTGCGCTTTCTGCAATTCAGCCTGACCAGCAAGAAGCTGACCTTGCGCAGCAACCATAGCCGGATCTGGCTGACTGGCCTGTTGTTGTTTCGCCTGCTCAACCATCTGCTGTTCTTCTGGCGTTCTCGGCTTGATAACTCCAGACAGAAGCAACTGATTGCGGTTGTATTCTTTAAGGTCGTCCATCCCTTCGCCGTCCATATTGTCGAGGATCATCGACGATACAAGGTCGTGTTTCGGCGTTCCTGGCGGGATAAGTGCCAGCATGGAAAGTAACGACTTAACCGTTGCGTCACGGCGAGTAGCGAACGACTGACCGACATCGACAGTCACTTCATAGTTACCCTGAGAAAGGTCGTTAAGCGCGATAATCTGCCCTGTCTGACGGTCAACCACTTCACCAGTCATCAGCGCCACGTCATCGCTGCCGTCCTCATTAACGATGCGCATTGGCGTATCGCTGCCATAGACTTCACGCGCCATAGAAAGCCACACGACGCCAGCGCGGCGCATGGATTTAGCCATGTTGTCCATGTAGATATAGGACTGCGTGTCCATCCGGTTAAAGATGCTATCAACGGTATCGGTAGCGACGTTGCTCGGCATATTCTCAAGCTGCGACGCACCTGTAATTTGCTGAATAGCCGTTCCGGTGTACTGCAATAGCCCGGCAAGAGCAGGAGGCATTTGTGTCGGAGGTGTATAACTGCTGACCTGAGCCTGCGCTGTAATATCTCCGTTTTTGTTTTTCAGACTGACCATCGGCAGGAACGCCGGGCGCTTTTTGTTTCGCTCCGCCCAATGAGTGGCGAGAGTACCAGGAATCATGTCAACATCAACTACAGGAATGCCATCACCGCCAGCCTGAGTAGCGTTATCTGCAATCATGGAAACCATCAGGTTCTCAAGACGCTGCGCATCCATCGCTTTTGCTGCGTGGCCTTCGATTCGCTCCTGATTATCAACAAATGAGCGACGCCCATATACCGGGATGAGAGGAATATGTTCGCCCGGAATACGCTTCGGCTCTTCCAGCCATTCAGCGCCAGACAGAAGGCCGCAATAAACGCGGCGTTTCTTCACCGTTCGCTCGCCAATCAGTTCGAATGCACCATCGGTCAGCTCGTCGACAATATCTTTGATTTGCTCTTCATCATAGATTGCCGTTTCTCCGCTAACAGGGTTGCGCCACGCCGTGAGCTTCACCTTCTCTATGCGAACTTCGTAGTAGCGTCCAACATAGATGGCATCGGGCGTTGACCAGTCATACTGAGTACCAGTGTCATCACGAGAAAGGCTTGCCGCGATGGAACCAGGGTATTCGGCCTCGAACGCTTTAGGCGTCATTGAGAACATTTCCATAGCCCACATAGCATCAGAGCGGTCATATTGCTTGCTGTCCTGATCGAAGAAAACGCATGTCGCTGGGTCGTAAACAGGAAGAAGGCTGATGCGTCGCTGCTCGTTACTTGGGTCCATTTCATCTTCGTAATCGGCACACATGCGGAAACAACCGAATCCGCCCGTTACAGCATCATCAAATGCGTTATCACACGCTTCGCCACCGGATGTTTCCTGATAGTCAGCGCGGAATTTGCCGTTCATCTTTTCGGCTAACGCTTCCGATGCCTTATCGTCCTTCGGCCTGAATTTAACGCTTATGCGATTCTGTCGATACTCGCCAATGATGCGATCACATTCACGGGCAATCTTATTCAGTTCAAAGCGCGGGTAATGCTCAAACCTGCCTTCATCAAATGAGTAACCAGCGTTTGTGCTGCCTTCCCACTGTGCGCCGGACACCCGGACGAAACGTTGAGCCTCAATAATCTGCTCACGCATATCCTGCGTTGCTGACCAGGCATTATCAAAGTTGCACAGCACCTTGCGATGCCAGTCAGTCATCTTTTTTTCTGCCATATCAACCTACACCACAAGGAATTGAGTAACTGGAATAGTCGGGTTGCGCAGCCGACTCCGGGCAATGCATACACATCATCAATGCATCAGCCAGGTTAGGAGATGGAATACCGAGCTTCTGCTTCATTTCGACCTTAGTCATAAGCTCCAGCTTCCCGTTGTTATTGAATTTGCGCTGAATCTGCGTCAGTTCTGCAAACAGCTTCTCCAGCATCTTCTCGCCTATTGCTTCTTTGTCGAAACTCAGCATGTCGTCGGGGTCTGCATACTCACCGTGGACAACCGCCCGATATGTCAGATAAAGCCTGTCAGCCAGCGCGTAATAGAATTGCGCTCGCTTATTGCGGAACACATCACCAATAGTGCGAACGTTGTCGCCCTGTACGACTTCATCAGCCCATGCTCCGGCCTGATACGGTGCATCTTCATCGAATGGCGATTCGCTGCCCTTGAACATCGTGGCGGTGATTTTCTTGCCGGAGAACGCTTCCGTTGTCTGTCTGCGTAGCCCGGCACCAACACCATCACCATCCCACAGGTAATGGTCAGCGCCGTCTTCAATCGCCAGCGAAGTTGCCCAGTCAGCACCCTCGTTGATGTCCATCAGCAGACCTTCGGCAATGCGCTTAACTACCGAACCGTGACGCGATGCATAACCTTTAGCATCCGGCCCTGTATCTGACGGGTCATGTGCAGAAACAACAGCGCCTTTCGCTTTCCATCCTAGTTTCTTGTGCGCATCGGTTGCGGCTTCAAGCCATTCACGTTTGATGATTGCCATATCACTTGCGCTCACTGGCTCACCAAGCCAGATGTGACGATACAGGGTCGGATTTCTGCGTTTACACTCTTCCATCTCCAGACGGAGAACTTCAGGAAAGTGCGGGTTGTCGGTGTAGTTCACCGTCAGCAGGCAAATATCATCTGGAGGATTTACGACGAATCGCTGATAGGTATCGTCGAGGATGTTTTTCGGGTTAAAGCTCACCCATATTTCGGAAAACGGCTTGCGGATGGTTGGTATCAGGATATCCCATGATTCCTTCGTTACCGCTTCCGCTTCTTCCACCCAGCAGATATCAATGCCTTCGAGCGATTTAATCTTCGTCGGGTTGTTTTTGATGCCGTAGAACATGAACTCAGCATTTGTTCCGAGATGACGAATCATTGAACGCTGAATTTCAAACTCAGCCGAATACCCTTCCCGCTCGATGGTGTCTTCAAGCAACCGGATTACCGAATCGCTGATACTGTTTTGCAGTTCACGAGCGCAGAGAATACGCACAGGCTGCCGACGCGCCGCTTCAACAAGCAGCCTCGCAATTGCCCATGATTTGCCGCTACCTCGACCGCCTTTGGCGACTTTGTAGCGATGCGCCTCAATGAACGATTCAAAGATAGGATTAATCGAGGTCATTTTCCGAATAGAGTGCTCATCGGTGATGTTTCAATCTGAATTGCGCCGCCGTCTTTGCCTGTTAGCTCATGAGAAGCTTGTTCTTTAAATGCCTGAACGGAAACATGCTTTCCAAGAAGTTCGAGGTTTTTGACCTTATCTGGCCATTTGATTTTCTTCAGAAGTGCGGAACTATCTGCGGATACCATCTCCACGACATCCATTCCTGATAGCGTTGTGCGCCATACTTTAGGCCAGTCTTTAATGGGCTTTAACTCACCGTTTTGCAGGAGAATGTCGAGCACATCCATCTGGTCGATTTCAAGAAGGCGATTAAGTACATATTCTGCATTAATACCAACAAGATCATTGCGTTGCGCTTTCAGTTCGGCGATTCTTAACTTGATGTCAGGTTTTGACAGGTTTTCGGATGCGGTACGGTTAGCTGTCTTTGCGCTGTACCCCGCCCGAATAGCCGCTTGCGTGGCGTTTAAATCGATGAGGTACTCGCGACAGAACATTTCTTGTTTGTCGGTGAGTGCCATAAATTACCTTTAAGGATTTCACATGAGTGATGAATACAAACAGAAAATCGGCATTCCAGATGACCATACACTGGAGCTTGTCTCTTCTAACTGGAAAGGAGCTCGAAAAGGTCAGGATACCGATGAATACCTTTACCGTGAGTTGGACGCTGCGGGAAATGTAGTGGCCACTTATGAAATTAAAGATTCAACTTCTATATATCCACCATTCGGAAGATCTATCTCTTATAAGAAGGTCTAAGCAACCAACTGACCAGCATGGCATTTCCGATTGAACATTTACACGTCCAGGATAATGCCATGTCTATTCCACAGTTCTATCGTCACCTACCGATATTGGCGTGAACTACACGCACTTGACATCAGCAGGAGCGAAGTACGCCCCCCCCCCACTCCCGTCTAGGTCGCCAGCGGCACAAAGCCATTAACCAGCTCAGGCTGACGTCGTGACATCTTGCCCGTTTACTCGCCGCCGTCGTTCGTATTCAGTTTGATGATGTAGATGTCGGACATTGAGAGCCTCTTTATCCGCTTGTGGGGATATCAGTTAAGTTATCCCGTGCAGGGTATAAGCCATTATCAAAGCCACTCTGTAGGGAATGGCTTTTGTGATGGCATCACTTACTCTTTACGCTGCTATCCCACTCATCCCGAAATTTTGATGGGTTATTGAAACCTTCTGCTGACATAACAACTCCTTCAATGTTTGGCTGAAATTAGGATGTCTTTCCATCAGTCCGCCACCACAAAGAATCTTTTTTGCCATAAGGCAGGAGGTTCATCTTTCAGTGGCTGCCGGTGTTATTTCCCCACTTACTGGCTTGGGTTGTTTCGTGGTACTGCCGTTAACTGGTGGCCCAGAATAAATTCCGGTTTCATTATCAAGCCCACCCGTAAATGGGCTTTGTAATGGATAGCCGTTGCTCAGTTCTCGTAATGCTTTGATTTTTCCGATAACGCAGTTTTGCGTTTGCCATCAGCACGCGATATCGAGAGTCAACTGCAGTTGCTCGCGCCAGTACTCAACATTTGCTTCAATAACCGGCTTATCCCATCGCCAGCGAGCCATCTCTCTTGCCCCATTGCTGGCTTTTGATTTCCGGTCATCGCGAATGCGACATGCTTGCTCATATTTCTGCTGCTCAGTCAGTTCACCGCGAAGCAGACTATCAATGTGCAGGTCGCACCATACGGAGAATTTCGGATCGCACCATCTTGCAAAGGCAACTGATAACTTTGGATGCAGCCATGTTCCGCCGCCCCTGTCCTTTCGTGCCTTGCTTGTTTTTACATACCCGGAATCACGGGTATGTAGAATTTTCGATGGTTCACCTGAATAAACCTCATCCAGAGCTCTAACGTATTCGAGAGTTTCAGCGTTGGACAACCAGTGATCCAGACGCTTCCCGAAACGTTTTGCAATATCAGTGGCATTAATCCAGCCATCAGTATTGAAGCGGATAGGTTCGCCTTTGTAATTTAGTGGAACGATATTCATAGCGTCTTACCTTTTAGAAAGATGAGCCTGTTCGCACAGAAAAGCCGCCCCGAGATGGTCGCCACCATATACGGCAGTTCTCAGGCTCAGCTTTCTGAAAGACTCGGGATTGTTACGCGCTGCGATGCGCGGTTTACTGCAGATGTAAAAAAGCCCCGCAAATGCGAGGCTAAATCCTGGTATTTGTTATGACTGGCTCTTATCTCAACGCAGCCCCTTACCGCGCGCCAGATGCTTAACTTCAAGCATCAGCAATGAGATGTTTAATCTGGATTCGCTCCAGAAGTGAGTACCACCCTGTCTACAGAGCCAGATGTGAAGGATGATGAGTAAAATTATCGCTATCATCGAAGGCATTGCGTCCTGATGTACTCCTGCAGGTAGTTAACCTGTGCGGTTATCCTGTCGATTCCACTTCGGAGACGGTAATAATTGAGTTCAGCATCTGCTGTAAGTCCTGGGCTTTCTCCATCGCCCATGCCGCTGGCTCCGGTCGTTGACTTTGCACAGGTGGCGGCGACTTGCAGGCGCTTACGACCAGCAGAAACATCAGCACGGAGACTTTCGATAGTCGCGTTAGCATCAGCAAGTTCCTTTGTATATCTGGCATCGAGTTCAGCTACATCACGTTGACGCTTCTGCATATCAGAGATGATAGATGTGGCTTTATCGCGCTGGTCTTTGTAGGCGATGGCGTTATCACGGTAATGATTAACAGCCCATGACAGGCAGACGATGATGCAGATAACCAGAGCGGAGATAATCGCGGTTAACCTGCTCATTGCTGCCCCCACAAACAGACTTCACGCTCAATATCACGACGGGTCATCAGCCCTTTCCATTGCTTACCGCCAGCGTATGTCCAGCGACGTAGCTGGTCACATGCGCCTTTGATATCGCCCTGGTTTATTTTGCGAAGAAGCGTCGATGTTCTGAAATTGCCAGCACCCACGTTGTAGACGAACGAGTAAAGAGCGCCGCGCGTTGTTTCCGGTATATCGACTTTGATGTACGGGTTAATTTGTCTGGCGACCGTGGCAAGGTCTTTATTCAGGAGGGCTTTGCATTCTGCTTCGGTATACGTTTTACCGGGAATGATGTCTTTTCCGGTGTGTCCGTGACATACAGTCCATACACCAACGATATCTTTATATGGTATGTAGCTGACGCCTTCCAGACCATCGTTACCACTTGGGCCAGTGATTAACGCAGATGCTATAGCAATAGCCCCGCCACCAATAGCAGCAGCAACGGCTTTTCGTAATGATGGAGGCATTATTCACCTCTCGCAGCCTTTCGTCTGTCTTCTCTGATTTTGAAATACAGATTTGTCAGATAAGTGAGAAAACCCAACACAAGGCTTCCAAGCACTCCAATCGCTGCCCACTGTGACGGACTGACCTGATCCAACCACTGCAAAAACCAGTATCCTGCACTACCAGCAGATGTTCCGTAGGCAATGCCAGTTGAGATTTTGTCCATTGATTTCATAGCAACGCCTCCGCCAGTAACGGATTGCGTAGTTCTTATATTGGGAAGGGGAAAAAAGAAGGCCGCAGCGTAACTATCACTGATGAATTCAGGATAGCCAGTGGCTACGGCTCAGTTATGGTGCTGGTTAACGGACTTGAACCGCTACCCATTCGCTTACAAGGCGACTGCTCTACCATTAGAGCTAAACCAGCATGTTTGGCGGGACAGCGTGGACTCGAACCACGATAAGAAGGTTAACAGCCTTCCGTAATGACCTTTATACGACTGACCCAAATAAAAAAAGCCACCGTTGCAACTTAAGAGTCACTAACGGCAGCTTATGCCAATAGTGTTGCTCATTTGCTCAATGATGTCAACACGTTCTATGCTACATGTTTAATTTTCTCTACACGTTTCCGATTTTTAAACGCACTATCCAGAACCGGGTAAATCATAAACAACGAGGCATTGAGGATTTCGTCAACTTCCCGTCGACAGGTTGCGAGCGATGGTTTTTGAATGCGCCCGCCGCCACGGCATAACATCTTGCGAGGTTTTGCGACGCGATGATAGTAAGATGCAATGGCGTGCTTGGAAGAGCCATGAGCGTAGTAGCTGAGGAGGATTCCAAAGGCTTTCTTGTCAATGTACATGACGGAATCGACGACCTGAGAAATCAACATTCCATCATCATCATTACACATTGGCCTTGTCATAATTCTTCCCGGCTCTACGCTCTCCATGAACTTCGCTATTACGCTGCTCATGCGCTTTTCCAGACGACCTGAATAAACCCATGCGCCCCACAGTTCAAGCCAGCCATTCAGCCACTCGTGCTGTTCTTTGGTGAGGTTTAGTTCTCTTATGCTCATCGTCTTCCCTTTTTGCCTGGCGTGACCATCAGGACGCCGTTAACTATTACGTGACGCTCGCCTTTGCTGTCTCGGTTGTACTTGAGCACTGTTCCTCTTGCGCAGGAAAGCATCCTCGCCACTTCGGTCTGATTGCCTCGTGTCTGGATAAGAAGCTCTGGTATCGTTTGAATTGTGGCGTTCATGCGTTCTCCAGTTCGGTGATTTTTATTCCAAGCCGTCCGCCTGGTACTTTCACGCCACGAATTACGCGAATGTCATCGAATTGCTCGTCGTCTTCCGCAAATCCGGCGTGGATAAGGGAGTCGAGTAAACCTTTCAGGATGTTATCGAGGTCGCGGCGGCGGGAGTCTGGAACGTCTGCGATGACTTTGATGCGGAGTCGTGATTTGGTGAAAATATCTAACTTGAGTTGGCGGATGATTTGCTGGACGTCTTTTCGGTATTTCTGGCCTTTATCGCTGATGTAGTATTGACTTTCCCGTCTTCGCCAGTAGGTATTCACCGACGGCGGGTATGGAAGCACAAACTGATATTCGTTCATGGCTTAATCTTCCCCTCCTTCAGCAGTATCGCCTGTGTCCTGATCACGCCTTCGAGGTGGTAAAGTCTGGCGTCTTTGTTGTCGAGAATCCGGGTGCGTCGGTCGATCTCCGCGTGGCAGTCACTACAAGCCCATGCGCCGATCAGGTCGTCAGGCTTCATTCCCGTTCCGCAAATTCCAGCCATCCGGTAATGTGCCAGAACTGTAGTTTCAGGATTGCCATTGCATACGCCGTAAATACGTACCTGGCATTCTCTGCCGCGTGCTTCTTTGCGTAGATTAGCCATTAAGCAGCCTCCCCTGTTACTTTCAGCATTCCGTTATCGAGCAGCTTTCTGGTCAGCCACTGTTGACCACGCCCGGTGATTTTTGTGGTGAACGATATCTGTATCCCGTGATTTGTGTTGACCGCTGTTTCTTTCACTGTGAAATAGCCGCGATCCATATATTCCTGCATTGGCACATTGCGCCGGGAACCTGAAGCAATAAGGATTTTGTGATCGCGCATCCACGCAAACAGTTTGTTTGGACCAATTCCAACAACCTTTGCAAAGTTTCCAATCAAAATTCCGCTGGCCTCGCCAACGCGATCGGCAAACTCAACTTTAGGTGCGGCAATTGCGAGCTGGTTTTCCAGTTGCATTTTCTTCTCGGCAAGATCAGCAGCAAGGCGCAACGCTTCTGGTAGCGTTTTGGGGATATTAACCGCAGCTTCTTCAAGCTCTCGCCAGCGGTCAACAAGGCGAGCGGTGAATTCCGGCGACAACTGGGCAACAACGACAATACTGTCTCGCTTACCTTGTTCGCCTTCGAAGACGTAATGCTCGTACTGAACATTGAACCCTAAGTTATTGATTCTTTCGGAAACCTCAATTTGAGGAAGCCGGATAACACCATTTTTAGCCAGCGTTTCGATGGTACGTTTCACATTGTCATGACGCTTACCAACCAACTCAGCGATTTCAATGCTTGTCATTTTGATGGCATTGCCATTTATTAACTCATTCATCGTCTTCTTCCTCGTACATTGAGCTATTCGGATCGCTCATCAGTTCTGCGCAGCAATCTGAGCACACGTGAACTTCCAGCACATGCAGCTTCTGACCGCAGTTAGCGCACGTTAAAGCCCGCTCGACGCTTTCTTTCTGGTATTGAATGGATTGGGATGGGCTAAGCATTATTGGCGTCCTGCATCATGAGAAATACAATCATGGCGGCGCGGAGTGGGTTGTTGTCTATGGTAATAAATTCACAAAATCTATCTGCCTCCCACCAATATTCATTCTTCATTCCAGGATTATTTCTTTCGTATGCACATATGCTGATATGATGTTTCGCGATTACAGGCCATGAGGCGCTCGGATCATTGCAGTAGTCAGGTAAAGGGTTTAATGGCTCAAAAGTTGTATCAGCATTTCCGTAATACCATTTGTTGGTGTTATTCCCTGACGTTTCCGGTTTACATACCCAAAGGCCTTTAAAAATTATGTCTCCTACCATTCTGTTAATTTCAAAATCACTTAACTGTGAATAATCCATTGTCATTTCCTCGCACGATGTCTTAGCCACCGGATATCCCACAGGTGAGCCGTGTAGTTGAAGGTTTTTACGTCAGATTCTTTTGGGATTGGCTTGCATTTATTTCTGGAGCGTTTCGTTGGAAGGTATTTGCAGTTTTCGCAGATTATGTCGGTGATACTTCGTCGCTGTCGCCTCATTCGTACCTCCTGTCGGTAAATCTGACACCCTGACCAATAGCCCAGGCTGTTGTGTACTCGATCAGACTTGCCATGCGCTTCACGCTCATCTGCGCGCTGCTTTCGCGAATGTTGACGCATTCTCCTTCAAGGCCGGGCAAAACATCAGCTTCCTGTTTTGTTGCCACTGCATGACCGCTAATCAACAAAACCTTCCATTGTTCTGGTTTTAACCATTTATCGCGCCACTGAACTTGCCTAGCGATATCCGCCAGCATCGCGTGAAATTTTGCGTTCTGGTCAAGGTTGCGCTTGTAGTCAGTAATGCGGATGGTGACTGGCTTGTCTTTATCGAGTGGTGTTGCGAGGATGGCGTTGATTGCGGCTTGCTGTTGTTGCTTAGTTCGGAGGAAGATTGTTTGCTTCATCGTTACTCCTTCACTTTAAAATCCAAGCTACGGATAATTCTGTCACACTGAAAATCATTATCGATTTTAACCAACCGACGAAGAACACGGTCACGCGGATAGCTCCGTGGCTTAGGGGCGTTTTTCTGTCTCTCGCCAGTAGGAAGTCTGGAAGCAGACCAGTACCGCTTTGCACGACCAATGTTCTCCTGAAAGTCGGCGCGGACAAGCTCAGTCATCGAACTCATTTCTTAAAACCTCCAGAATTACTCTCCCCCAAATAAAAAGGCCTGCGATTACCAGCAGGCCTGTTACAAGCTCAGTGATGTAGATGGTCATCAGAATCCTCCTTTCTTCTTGGATTGCGGTTCCTCGCGCTCACGGCGGCGCATTTCAGCAGACTGTTGGTCTGTGTCATAAATAGCGCCATTTGCCTGAATGCAATACACCGTGCCGGTATTGCCATGACGATTGAGACGAAGGATTAGTTCAGTTTCACCAGGTGGAACACTGTCATCAAAAGCGCCTTCACGATGGATCCCGACCCAATAATCGCAATCCTGTTCAATCTGCCCTGTATCTCGCGAGTCACTTGGTAATGGGCGTTTATTGGTTCGGCTTTCCAATGCGCGGTTAAGCTGTGTCAGAAGCACAACAACGCAATCAAGCTCTTTGGCAAGGTTCTTCAGTCCTTTGGTGATCATGCCGTAAGCAAGGTCGTTGCGATCGGCCTTCTCAGCAGTCATTAGTGTCAGGTAATCGACCAGAATCATGCCAACGCATCCTTTTTCTCGCTTGATTCGACGGCTTTCGCTGACGATTTGAGCCAGAGATAATCCCGGCGTGTCGTCGATGTAAAGCAGGTCGATTTCACTCAAACGATTAGCTGTTTCGATCGCCCTGTTGAAGTCACCATCGTAATCACCCTGATAGCCGTCATCAGCGTCATTTGTCGCCGGAAGGTAAAAAATATTCGGGTTAACACCTGACTTCTGTCCCACCAGTTTTTCCAGTATCTGGTCACCTGGCATTTCAAGGCTGAACATCAGAGCAGGCTTTTTCTCATGAACTGCGCAGTTGATTGCCATCTGGCTGTATAGCGTCGTTTTCCCCATCTTAGGGCGAGCGCCAATGACAAACAGAGAGCCTTTCACCAGACCTTTCGGTGACAGCATCCTGTCCAGCGATGGGATCCCTGTGCTCATTCCTCGTTGTTCTCCTGAAGGGTCAAATCGCTTCTCAAGGTCGCTAACCCAGTCTTCCATGACCTCACCAAATGAGCGAAGGCCGCGACGCGATCCGGTTTTTGCATGGTCTGTCAGTTGCGTGAAAATCGCCTGAATAGCTTCGTACTTCTGCGTTGCAGTCATTCCGTTGCGGGAATAGAGCAATTCCGTCGCTTCAGTCATGCGGTTGATGGCGTAGCGTTCCATTGCGGTTTCACGAACCTGCATTGCATAGGCAACGATGTTTGCTGCGCTTGGCGTGTTCTTTGCGATCTCAGCGATATAAGCAAAACCGCCAACAGACGCCGTTAACGATTTACGCTCCAGTTCATCGAAAAGCGTCAGGCCATCTACTGGCTTTTGCTCCCGGTGCATTCTGGTTATTTCTTCGAAAAGGATTTTGTGTGGTCGGCCGTAAAATGAATCAGGCTTCAGCATCGCCAGAACTTTCTGGACGCGCTCACTGCTGTCATCATCCAGAAGCAATCCACCAATCACCGCCTGCTCTGCCTCGATGCTATGGGGCGGCGCATAAAAATTATCGGTCATCGTGTTCACCCTCACGAACTTTCAGGTAGGTATTGTCGTTAAGCAGGAAATCAAATCCCTTTTTGTGCCAGACGGTTCCGCGTTGATGGTTTGGGCGTTCTTCGAACATCCATCGGCAATTTTCGCCTACGTAGCTCAAATAATTTCTCCAGTCCTGCATCGAGAACCCATGCCCGTCAAGCTGGCGGGTTATCACTCCGGCTTTGCGCCAGAACGTTCGGATCTGGTTTTTACGCTTGTCATTCAGTGCGCGGATTCTTGGCGCTTCAGGAAGGATTTCGTGGTAAGCATCGACAACATCCTGACAGCTAACGGAAGGTTTTTTCTTGTCAGACTTTTTGTCTGCTGTGGCACTCTCTAATACGTCAGTATTAGAGATAATATTATTATATTCTTTATCTGTGGTAATTTGCTGGTAATCTGCTGGTACAGTATTGCTTACAGGCATTGGTATTGCTGGCTTTGAGGTGGTAATTTGCTGGTAATCTGCTGGTACAAAATTTGACTGATAATCGTCATATTTCTCTACCGAGAAAACTGAGAATTTACCGTGTGAAACCCAGTCAATCATGCCGAGTTTTTTGAACTTTCTAAGCAGGTACTGAACGCGATCTGGTTTGAGTCCTGTTTCAAACGCCAGAGAGTTTCTACCGCCAAGTAGCTTACCTCTGCCTACCAGAATTTCTCCTGCGTCAGTCATTACATACTCAGGCGTATGCTTTGCTTTGAGGATTAAGTGAACCCACAGATGTGCTGCTTCTGCGTCCTTGTAAAACGGCACATCCATAATTTTACGGTGCAGCAAGGCATACCCCTTACCGCTGCTTTGATGCGGTTGTTGTAGCCTTCTGGCCTCTCTGGCTTCGGCTAGATTAGATATGTTACTCATGACCTTTCTCCTTCTGCATCAGCTTCACCTTTTCCAACTCAGCCCGGAATCGACCAGGCTGCTTGAAGCTGGACAGGAAGCGATCACGTAGTATGTGTTTGTGAATTTTGTCCTGGTAAGGACTGAGTTGTTTTGTCATAATGACTCCTGTTGATAGATCCAGTAATTACCTCAGAATTCCATCTGGATTTGTTCAGAACGCTCGGTTGCCGCCGGGCGTTTTTTATTGGTGAGAATCGAAGCAACTTGTCGTGCCAATCGAGCCATGTCGTCGTCAACGACGCCCCATTCAAGAACAGCAAGCAGCATTGAGAACTTTGGAATCCAGTCCCTCTTCCACCTGCTGATCTGCGACTTATCAACTCCCACAGCTTCCGCTGTCTTCTCAGTTCCAAGCATTGCGATTTTGTTAAGCAACGCACTCTCGATTCGTAGAGCCTCGTTGCGTTTGTTTGCACGAACCATATGTAAGTATTTCCTTAACAAATAAGAAGTTATGCGCATCAACTTATGCGCGTTGTATTCCCGCATTTCGGCGGGAATGAGGACCATGACTGTTAAAGAGCAATTTGCTTATGCCGCTTTGCGGTAAGCGCTTTCTTGATACTTCAGGGCGCCAGCTGTAACGACTTCCAGTCGATAGGCGTCTTTCTCTGGGATGACTTCCTTCCACTGAGAGACTGCTGCGTCGCTAATGCCTAACGCTTTAGCTACAGCACGCTGGGTTCCGAAGTGGTCGATAACATCTTTCTTGTACATAGACTCGCTCCGAAATTAAAGAACACTTAAATTATCCACTAAAGGAATCTTAAGTCAAGTTTATTTAAGATGTCTTAACTATGAAAACTCAATTGATGGGAGAGCGCATTCGCGCTCGGAGAAAAGAACTCAAGATCAGGCAGGCCGCACTTGGAAAGATGGTCGGCGTGTCTAATGTTGCCATATCTCAGTGGGAACGCTCTGAGACAGAGCCAAATGGAGAGAATCTTCTCGCCCTGGCTAATGCGTTGAAGTGTTCCCCTGACTATCTGATGAAAGGAGAGGAAAGTCTTTCAAACATTGCCTATCACAGTAGGCATGATCCAAGAGGGTCATACCCTCTGATTAGCTGGGTGAGCGCAGGATGCTGGATGGAAGCTGTGGAACCATATCATAAGCGTGCAATAGATAACTGGTACGATACAACCGTAGACTGTTCAGAAGATTCGTTTTGGTTGGACGTGAAGGGAGACTCAATGACGGCTCCGGCCGGTCTCAGTATCCCTGAAGGAATGATAATACTCGTCGATCCTGAAGTAGAGCCGCGTAACGGGAAACTGGTAGTTGCAAAGCTCGAAGGAGAAAACGAGGCAACTTTCAAGAAGTTAGTTATTGATGCAGGCAGGAAGTTTCTAAAACCACTTAACCCACAATATCCGATGATCGAGATCAACGGAAACTGCAAAATCATCGGCGTAGTTGTCGATGCAAAACTAGCAAACCTTCCATAAGGGGGCATTCGCCCCTTTTTTTTTATTTCCTTTAAAAATCAAAGCCAAACTTAAGTTACGAAAGAAAATTTAAGTTTTCTTCAAAAATACTCTTGACCATTAATTAAAGAGATCTTAAATTTAAGCCATCAGCAGGACGCTGGTAGCCAAACGGAACAGATTGGCAGGCTCTTTAACATTGATGGGATTGTCCCGCCGAAATGCGGGAACCAAAGAGTAGTTGGCTTTGGGGTGTGGTGAAGGGTTCATGGACGGGAATATGTCGCACGTAAAGCGGCGAGGCCTGCGGGACTATTGCCGAATTGAAGTCGGACGAAGCGGGTCGAAATGGGTCTCCCACCTACCACACCACCAAAGCTAATCATCTGAGGAACAGAAAATGTTAGACATCATGACCAACCCAATTCTCGGTGGTTTAGTTACCACATTCGCCATCTGCTTCGGTTTCACTATCTGGTCTGAAGTAGATGACTGGATGTGGGAACGCAAAAACAAATAATCATCGACACACAAGGATGTGTACCTTCCCGGAGGTCAACATGACAGTAGTCATTACATATCTGGCTGACGATAACGCCAGAAATCGCCGCAGAGCACGCAGACAGGCTCAACGTGAACAGGCAATGCAAGAGCAGCGACTGGCGCGAAAAATTGCGCTAAAGCTCTCTGGTTGCGTCAGAGCAGACAAAGCAGCATCACTTGGCAGCCTTCGCTGCAAGAAGGCAGATGAAGTCGAGCGTAAACAGAACCGTATTTACTACCGCAAGCCACGCAGTGAAATGGGCGTGACTTGTGTTGGTCGCCAGAAAATGAAATTAGGTAGCAAACCACTTATTTGAGAGGAATTAATATGTCATCAATCCGCTTAACTACGAGAATGAAAGAGGAAATCGCTCGTAACGCTTTAATTAAGTCTGGAGTTTTCACTGAACTTGAAGAAGTAACAAAGTTAAAGAACCAACTTGCACTTGACGCCAGAGTTATTGCGTTTGGCGGGGAAAATAAAACTGAGGAAGTGGATCAGTTATCATCCAAGTTAGCAGCTATAAGTGAAGAACTTGAGAAGATGGGATGTTCATTTTACTCATGCGATGTTCGTTCTACTTCGATTTATCTGACTGTATCTGGAAGAAGGGTTGGCTGGCATTCATACGGAAAAGACGGCAACGGTGAAGATATATTGCTCCCCACCCCAGAAAAAGATAAATGCATGTTTGACGCAGAACACGAAATAACAAAAAGGTTTGATGAAATCTGCGCATTGCAACAAAAACTTGAAGCCAAGAAAAAGGATATCGAATCAAATGTATGGGCTGCTTTAAACTCAGTCACAACAGTTAAGCGACTTATTGAAGTTTGGCCTGAAAGCAAAGAATTGCTACCAAAAGAAGCAGATAAAGCAAGTACAGCACTTCCTGCTTTACGGGTAGAAGATTTGAATAAGATGATTGGGCTTCCTTCCGAGGCCGCATAGTCGGCCTTTATCTTTGGCATAAACAACAGAATAAACACTGCACTGTGTATTCATTCCAACGAGTGAATACACGGAGCAATGTCGCTCGTAACTAAACAGGAGCCGACTTGTTCTGATTATTGGAAATCTTCTTTGCCCTCCAGTGTGAGGGCAATTTTTTTGACGGAGGATATATATGAGTGAAGTAACAGATTTAGTTGTTATTGAAAAAGCAAATGCAATGACTGTATTTCAGTCTGCCGACCAGATTGAAGAAATCCTTCAAAAGGTTGAACGTGAAGTTATGTCCTTTGTGCCTGATATCACAACGGCAAAGGGCAGAAAGGAGATCGCTTCTCTGGCGTATAAAGTTGCGCAGACGAAAACATATCTCGATGGTCTTGGCAAAGACCTTGTTGCTGAACTGAAGGAAATTCCAAAGCTAATTGATGCCAACCGCAAGACAGTGCGCGATCGCCTTGATGAACTGAAAGCCAAGGCGCGCCAGCCTCTTACTGATTATGAGGAGGAACAGGCACGGATTAAAGCCGAAGAAGAAGCTAAGGCAGCAGCTGAAGCTCTCGCAAAGCAAATTGAGTCTGACCATGAAATAGCGATTTTGATGGATCGCGAATTTGACCGCCAAAGAGAAGAGGCAAGACTCAAAGCGGAGCAGGAAAAGCGAGAGCATGAAGAACGCTTAAAAAGAGAAGCTGAAGAGAAAGCCAGAGCTGAAGCCGAAGCAAAGGCAAAAGCCGAAATTGAAGCAGCAGCAAGGCGAGAAGCAGAAGCTAAGGCAGCAGCGGAACGTGCAGAGCGTGAACGTATTGAAGCCGAGCAACGAGCACAGCGCGAAGCAAAAGAGGCAGCAGAACGAGCTGAAAGAGAAAAGCAGGCGGCAATTGAAGCAGAACGCCGAAAAGCACAGGAGGAGGCTGAACGAATCCGGCGCGAGGCTGAAGTAAAAGAGCAAGCCAGAATAGCAGAAGAAAAAAGAATCAAGGACGAAGAAGAGCGTAGAGCAAAGGATAAAGCTCACCGGAAAGAAGTAAATAACAAAATACTTGCTGACCTTATCAAGGTTGGCGCATCAGAAGATGTTGCTAAAAATATCATAACAGCCATCGTAAAAGGCGAAGTATTCGCAACAAAAATAACCTACTAATAAAACCAACATAAGGAACCACCCATGATTTACGCAATCGCGGGAGGCGCTCGCATGGGTGCCTTCCAATTAAATGAATCTTTACTTGAACGAATCACCCGTAAATTACGTGACGGATGGAAAAGAGTTGAGGTCTTATTATGCGCAATGAAATAGCCATCAATCACCAGATGCTTCGTGCTGCACAAAACAAAGCAGTAATAGCCAGATTTATTGGTGATTCAAAAATGTGGCTTGAAGCAAATAAAGCGATGAAATCAGCTATCAACCTTCCGTGGTATCGCAGGAAATGAGTTTTGCAGATAACTGGTCAGACGAAGAATTCATTCGTCAGATGAAAGAATTAATCGGTAACGAAGGAGATATTCATGCCACTTGCAACCACAGTGAAGGAGAGCAAGTTACAGAGACGCATGTACACGCAGAAAGCTCTCTGGTATCGCCATAATGGCGACCGCGAAGGAATGCGGGTATGCCTTAATTTGTCCCGAGTCGAAGTATTAAATCAGCGTTATTTCCTTGGGCCGTGTCCATTCTGAGGTGAATTATGGATTTGAATAAATTCGATGAGCCATTCAGCCCTGAAGATATCGAATGGCGAATACAGCAAAGCGGTAAAACACGCGATGGAAAGGTGTGGGCTATGGTGCTGGCTTATGTCACGAACAGGGCAATCATGAAACGCCTGGACGATGTTTGCGGCAAAGCAGGATGGCGCAATGAATACCGCGATATTCCCAACAACGGAGGCGTTGAATGCGGCATATCAATCAAGATTGATTCCGAATGGGTAACCAAATGGGACGCTGCTGAAAACACGCAGGTAGAAGCCGTCAAAGGTGGTCGTTCAGGTGCAATGAAGCGTGCTGCCGTTCAGTGGGGAATCGGTCGGTATCTGTATAACCTTGAGGAAGGTTTCGCACAAACATCTCTCGATAAAAAGCAGGGGTGGCACAGGGCAAAACTGAAGGATGGAACAGGATTTTACTGGCTCCCTCCATCGCTGCCGGTATGGGCAATCCCAGCATCAGATAACAAACCATCACCAGAAAATACCAACCAGAAATCTCCATCGGTTGACTGCGAACAAATCCTGAAAGACTTCAGCGATTATGCATCGAAAGAAACTGATAAGAAAAAACTCATCGAGCGTTATCAGCGTGACTGGCAATTAATGGCTGGAAACGAGGAGGCGCAGGCTAAATGCGTTCAGGTAATGAACATCAGAGTTAACGAACTAAAACAGGCGGCATAAATGGCAATCAGAGGCGTAAATAAGGTGATCATTATTGGTCGCCTTGGGCATGATCCAGAAATCAGATATTCACCATCAGGAACGGCATTTGCAAACCTTACAGTTGCTACGTCAGAACAATGGCGTGATAAGCAAACTGGAGAGCAAAAGGAGCAGACGGAGTGGCACCGTGTGGTAATGAGCGGGAAACTGGCAGAAATTGCCAGCGAGTATCTGCGAAAAGGCTCAGAGGTTTATCTTGAAGGCAAATTGCGGACAAGAAAATGGCAGGATCAAAGCGGACAGGATCGGTTCACTACCGAAGTTATCGTAGGCGTTGGTGGAACCATGCAAATGCTTGGTGGCAAGCAAGGAGGCAATGAACAGTCTTCACCTCAGCGAAATAACGGTCAGCAACAAAGACAGCAACCTCAGCAGCAGGGAAATCACAGCGAACCACCTATGAACTTCGACGATTCGGATATTCCGTTCTAGGAGCTGAATATGAAAATCTGCTCAAGATGCCATCAACAGAAGGAAGAAAGGGACTTTCAAATCAGAAGAGCATCCAGAGATGGATTAACTGCCGCTTGCCGGGCTTGCCTGGCTGAATACGACAAAGAGCGCGCGGGATTGCCACATCGAGTATCAGCAAGGAGAGAATATCAATCATCGGAACGCGGCAGAGAACGGTGTAACGCAGCCAAAAAGCGGTTCATTCAGAGCAACCCATGGAAAAGAAAAGCCCACATCATCGTGGGTAATTTTTTGCGCGACGGTAAGCTAATCCGACCACCACAATGTGAGTGCTGCGGATCAGAATGTAAACCACAGGCGCACCACTGCGACTACAGCAAACCAACCGATGTGATGTGGCTCTGCAAGTCATGTCATGTCGAGTGGCACAAACATAACAAACCTATCTACCCAGACGAGGAGCCAGTAACTCTCCCCTTCCCTCGTCACGCTATTCACGCAATTTAATCAGGAGAAAACCATGCCAGCGCCTCTGTATGGTGCGGATGACCCGCGCCGCTGTTCCGGCAATTCCGTATCGGAGTTGCTGGATAAATTCAGAAAAAACTACGACCTGATAATGTTGCTACCGCAGGAAACGAAAGAGGAAAAGGAATTTCGCCACTGTATATGGCTTGCAGAGAAAGAAGAACGCGATCGAATTTACCAGACATCAATCCGACCATTCCGCAAAGCCACATATACCCACTTCCCTGAATATATCGACCCGCGCCTGCGTAATTACCGCTCACGCTATGGCGCTATCAGTAATGACTGAGGAATTTACCATGAGAGGACTTGCATACAATCCCGGCATTCTTCCGGCAGAAATGATTATTCGCCAACGCGTAAAGCCAATGCCATAGAGAGAGGAATTGCTTAAGAGAAATTCTTTTCCATCAGTAAATCAAAACAAATATCTGAATGCGATGTGGCGGAGTGGGAAGAAATGAAACAAATGTCACTAATTGAGATGGATGGTTTTCTGAAAGGTAAATGCATCCCACGAGATTTAAAAGTTAACGAAACAAACGCTGAATATCTGGTGCGTAAATTTGCTGAAGCGGAGGCCAAGATTTCGGCTCTGTCCGAAGACCACCAAAAAGCGATTGAGTCAATTAAGCAGGCTGATTCGGCTGTTAAGTTGGCACACGAGAAGTTTTCGGCGCTGGCGGCGGAGAATGCGGGGCTGAAGTCTGGCGCTATGGACGAAATCAAGGTTATCAACCGTGGAGGGCAGGCATATTGCGTAAAAGATGGAGTGCAAGTTAATCCCATGTATGCAAGAGGGTGGAATGACTATCGCGCAAAGTCTATGCAATCAGACACCCCAGCCACCGATGCTTTCCTGGCTGAAGTCCGGGCTAAGGCTTTTGATGACCTTTGCGCGGCGTTCGTTAAGCACGCGTCGGTGTCCGGGCTGGACGATGGCGACTGCGTTACGGTGAAAGAGGCGACTGACGCCCTGCTGCATTGTGCGGAACAGCTTCACGAGGGAGTGCATTCATGAGCAACCTACTACCATGTCCATTCTGTGGCGGCGCAGCGCACGTTGCCAGCGAAGCAGATCACCCTGAATATGGCTCTGGCGGTCGATTCTATTTCGTTCGATGCGGTACGTGTCGCGCTCAATCTGGTAGCAAATATGCAGCGCCTGGAAATGACTGCGCGATTTTTTATTCAGAGGTTAGAGCAGAGTGGAATCAGCGAGCAAAGGAGGCAACCAGTGAGCGAGATTGACTATCAGGCACTGCGTGAGGCGGCGCAACTGGCAACACAAGGCGAATGGGTTGCATTTATTTCGACGGGTACTGGTACGTATGCGGTGCATACGCCCGGTGATAAACGATGTGAAGACGTTATCAAATGGACCGGCTTTGATGGACAGAAAAACGCAGAGAACAACGCTCATTATATCGCAGCTTTCAACCCAGAAGTAGTGCTGGCACTGCTGGATGAACGGGAAAGAAACCAGCAATACATCAAATCCCGCGACCAGGAGAACGAGGAAATTGCGCTAACGGTAGGGAAGCTGCGTGTTGAG